CCGCCACCCGCACCGTTCCAAGAACGATTAGGAAATGAACCGCTCCTGCTAACAACAGCGCCGCTTGCTCCACCTGCGATTACTAAATATTCAACAGATGAAACTGCTGGAATAAATGCAGCATTACCAACAAGCAAGCTACCTGAGCGAGTTTTATTCTTTACACTTTTATTTGCCATTAGAAAGTTATGCTCCCGCTTCCAGTCCACTGATAAATTCTGTATCCACCAGCAGTAGTTACTGTTGGAGATCCTGTTGTTGCAGTTGCTAAATTAAATGTATCTGGGTAACGAATAGCAACAAACCCTGAACCGCCTGCTTTGCCGTATTCATCTGAAGAATTACCTCTCCAACCGCCGCCACCACCTGAACCAGAATTAGTAGTTCCAGCAGTTGCTGTTCTTGGATCTCCTGGGTAGTTTTCACCCGCTCCCCTACCACCGCCGCCAGCACCACCTTCTCCTAAATCACTAGTAGCGTTACCAGCACCACCACCACCGCCGCCCGCTCTAGTTACAGAAGATCCAGTTATTGAAGATGCTAAACCTGCACCACCGTTGCCGCCATTTTTTCCTAGAGCAGAATTAACGCCAACAGCGCCAGCACCACCGCCACCGCCTGCACCTGAACCTTGCCCTATTCGTCCTGTACCACCAGCAAAACCTTCTCCTGCGGGAGATGCTGCTCCACCAGCGGGACTAGTGTCCTCTGTATTAGAGCTTCCGCCTCCTGACCCACCACTGTTACCGCTGATTGTTCCTGAGTTACCACCAGCACCACCACCACCGCCGCCAGTAGAAGTGATTGAGCCAAAAACGCTATTGCTTCCATTAGAACCTTTTGTGAACTGTGCAGCACCACCGTTTCCACCACCACCAACAGTTACAGTGATTGCAGATCCTGGAGTTACAGATAATCCTGTTGCTGTTCTGTATCCACCACCACCACCGCCACCACCAGGTCGGCCTGGTGAATAATTGTTTCCGCCAGTACCTCCTCCACCACCACCTGCAATAACAAGATATTGCGAGCTTTGCTTGTGCATTAGCCTTTGCTTCAGCAATTGCTGCTGCTTCTGCCTCTGCTTCGTGCTGTGCTGCTGCAGCCGCTGTTGCTGCTGCCTCGTTTGCTGCGATCTCTGCGGCTGTCAAAGGACGTTCAGTGACCTGGCCTGTTTCGCAGTTGATTTCGATTGCTGTTGGTGTTGTCATTGTTGCTCCTTATGAGTTCTTGATGCCGTAGAGATAGAAAGATGAACCTGTTGCAAAACCTGTACTTGAATCAGTTAAAGTTAATGAAGTGATTGCAGCTGTGCTGGACTGTAAATTAGCGACCGCTGAATCGTATTGGTTAGACCCAGTATTGTTAGGCGCTGCATTAACATTGCTAGAAATTTTGCTTGCGCTTCCTGCATAATTTGGGATATACCATTCATTATTAGAAAAGGTGTTAGAGGTAGAACCATCACCAATAGATAGACCAAGAATCCAAGATGAATCGCCTGATCTGTTAGATGAAGATGCTGTTGAATCTAATCCTCGCATTTGAGTTGCTGAATAATTAGCAGCCACAGAATTCATACTTAAATAGATATTACGAACACCCGCGCCTGTGCCTGTACTTCTCACACTTGAACGCACTACCAAATCCGTGAAAGTAGCAGGAATAGCCGAGAATGTAACGGATGCAGCAGTAGTGCTAAGGACATTAGATGAGATGAGTGTGTAGGTACTAGGCAACTGACTCACCCACTAACTTGTCTGGTGCATACTGCTTGAGAATCTCTATAGCGTGTGCCACTTTGTCCTCTACTCTCTGTCCAGCAGGTTGCCCCTTGGACCATAGTTCTAGGTTTTCAATACGGTTATCTGAACGGTTACCGTTCTTATGGTGCACGTTTTCATATGGTTGTAGATCTCTACCTAAGTGTTCAGCCATAATTAAACGATGCTCCAATATGTGACCGCTTGTATTTGAATTGGGATGCTCTGGGTTATATATTTCTACATAACCATTTTGGTTTACTCTTGCTTTACTGCTGCGTAGTTTTCCATCTGCTTTATTAGGATCGCCATACAAGGAGTTCCTACGGTAGTGCATCTGGCACATACCCTGAGCTTGATGTGGTTTATCGCAACCTTCTATGGTGCAATGAGTGTGCTTAAGATTATTGCCGTGTGGTGCATTGCCTAGTGGATCACCCCACTTCTTCCACCTTACGTGGTGGGTAGGGCAATACATCTTGTATCTTTTGACTCTGTGACAACCTTCAACCTGACAAGGATAGTTATTAGAATATGGCATAGTTAATCATACCTTATGCTTTGAGAATCCCATACAGAGTCGCGGTTGTGCCAGCAACGAGGTTGTTGCTTAAAGTCGAAACAGTGATTTGAGTAATGGCAGATGTTGAACGGTAAAGTCCTACCTGTCTTACAACGTTTCCGCTTCCATTATTATCTGTCTGATTAGTAATTAGGCCTGTCTTGTAGGTGCTGCCAGCATAAGAAAAAAGATCTACAGTCTGAAGCGTGGGCGTGCTTGACACGCCACGACCAACAATAAGATTCCACCATTCGTCATTAGCAATTCTAGAAGAAGATGCTGTTGTTCCATTGCCACTTAATTTAGTCATTGAATACAAGGTGTTACCTGTAGTATCGCCATTAAATCTAAGTACAAAGTTATCATCAGAAGTTGTTCCAGTAATTGGAACAATAACCAAACGAATGTCCGTGTAAGTTCCTGGAATACTAGAAAAAGTAAAACTAGAAGCCGATGAAGATAGAGTCGTGGTTGCGATTGGCTCGTATGTTGCTGGCATTTACGCTCCCTTAGTTAATTCCGTATAGTGAAAAGACTGAACCAGTAGCCCAGTTAGCGCCACCATTTTGAGTAATTGTGATTGAACTTATGGCAGTTGTTTGCATCCACAAACCAGAATGAAGCTGTATGATACCTCCACCATTGCGATCAGTTCCTAGCATCATTCTTGTAGTTTTGTTCTTTGTTGTCGATGCGTAATCGTGAACATCGAAAATTGCTGCTCCAAACACATCAGCATAAAACCCGCCAGCCATTCCAGTTACCGACTCGATAAGTGTTTGACTTGCTGAACCTGATGCGCTTGCAGTTGCACCATCGCCTTGTAAGCGATGATAGGCGTAATTGCTTGCAGTATCTCCGTTAAATCTAAACTGTAAAGAAACTAGACCGTTAGAGTCGGTTGTTTTACCTAAGATTCTTAGTTGTAAATGCTTATACGTGCTAGGGATGCTGGAGAAGGTAATTGTTCCAGATGACCCTGTGCCTGTAGCAGTAGCGATGGACTCGTAAGAGCTTGGATTAAAGGCAGCGTTGCCTGCAAGCAGGCTGTCTCCAATAGCGCCAGTCTTGACGCTACTGATAGTCATTAAGAAACCTCGCTACCGAAGGCCTGGAATACTAGGTTAGCTGTAGATCCATACACTGACAGAACATCTGTTGTGTTCATTGTTACACCAACTGTGATGATGGTTGTATCTGATGCACCGACTGTGATGTCATATCCTAGGTAGTGAGCGTTAGTAATTGCTGCACCTGCTGGACGGATAGCGATACGAAATGTTGCAGCCGTTGCTGTTAGGTTAGCAATTGAGATAGATGAAACCACAGCCTGTGTTGAAGCAGGTACTGTGTACAGCGTTGTCAAGGTTGTTGCTGCTGGGTTCGACTGTCCCAACACCTTGTAATTTGTTGGCATTTATTTCTCCTTATTGGTTGTTGGTTTGTCTTATCCGCCCATAAGCATTAGTGAGTCAGAGACAGAAGCGCCTCCGCCTGTACTTGCTGCCCATTTGACGCCGAGTGTTTGTGTTGAATCTGCAGTAAGTACTTGCCCGTTTGTTCCAACGGCAAGGTTATCTACTACACCAGATGCTGAGGCTACTAGAAGGTCAGCCTTTGCAGTTACTACGCTTTCAGGGATTGCTGCATCTGCTGTAGCTACACCTGTTGTATAAAAGGTTAAGTCGGCACTGGTCAGTACGTGCTTGACTGATGCACCGCCAGTATGAGAGATAGCAGATGTTCCTGCCTGTCCACGTACAATTGTCAGCGTATCGCTAGATACGTTGGTGACATAAACAATTTCTTCATTTTGTGTATCTACGTCGAGGGCAACTGTGAAGATATCTACGTTGCCTGCCGCTAGGGTTACACCACCCATAAGGGCAGATCCTGTACCAGATGCAACAGTCATTGTCGTTGCACTGTTAGAGATTCCCGAAGCCAGCGTTGTCTCAACGCTGATGGACGAATACTTACGAGTCATTGGCTTTCCTTACCTAGCGGGTGTAGTGAATACGGATTGGATACTTGTCTGCCAACTTCAGCGCTTCTTCATTTAGACGCTGTTGATAGAGGGCAAAGATGTAACGAGAGGCTGCAGCTCCTGCAGATGATGGCAACTTAGAATCGTTTAGATCGGCTTCAGCACTAGAGAGATTGATTCGTCCAGCGTCAAGATAAGACAGTAGTTTGTATGATGCGCCGAGTACGACAACATCCTTACAAGAATCAGGTAGACCAGATACGTCAGCAAAATCATCTGTGTTGGCATCAAGTGTGTTTGGCGTGGCTGTATACCAAACCTGAATAGTACGACCAGGTTGTACGTTCTCATAGATGTTCAGT